GCGTGGAAGCGAAGTGCGGGTGCGGCTGCGGCTGTAACTGACGGCAGGGGCGGCAATCGCCGCCCCATGAGGTGATGAAATGGTAACTCTGGCACAAGTAACAGCCGGGATTGAGCGATATCTCGACTCCGAAATCCTCGCAAAAATCCCCGGCTGGCAGAAATGGGTCCTCGGCGCGGCAGCGTCTCGTATGCTGTCCCGGTCGGGAGAAATTTTTAACACACTGAAAAATAATCCCGTCGTATCGGCGATGGGAGTCATAGATGAGCAGGATCAAATCGACATCGACGCGGTTTACCGCGAATTCGCGGCGCAGGCACAGCGCGGAGCAGTCACTTTCGACGTGCCGCTCGTCGGCGCCCTGACTCTGACCGCCGCCGATGTGGATAAACTGTATAGATATATAACGGGAGGCTAAAATGAAAGACGAATTAATGCGCGGCGTTATCTGGATGACGACCGACGGCATCAAGGACGCGGGCATGGCGTACAACTACGCCGAAGACGCGAAAGAAGCAGGGAAACCAGAGCTCGCGGCGCTGTTTATCGAAGACGCTAAGTACCGGCTCGGAAAGGTCAAGGAGTGGTACGACCGCGCGATGACCATGCACGGAGCTGTCGACGGAGTGACCGATGAGCTCATCGAGTGGCATCGTCAGGCTTACCGAGAGCTGCTGGACAGGGTCATGAAATTCAAGGCTTAAGCCGGAGGAGCGGAAACGCTCCTTTTTCTTGTTCATATAACGTTTACAAATAAATACGGTACTTTTTCTCGTAAACCTATTGACTTTTTGTACCGAACGTGATATAATAGATACATCACAAGGGACGCGGACAACCCCAAACCGCGAAGGAGAAATTATTATGAAGTACGAAGCAAGACTTTTCGCGCATGAATGGATCAACGGAACCGGCTGGGTTAGCGGGGAAGATGAAGTCGAATCTTGGGACGTCAAGCCCGAAGACGTAGAGACATGGAAGCAGCTGATTAAAAGCAACGACAAATCGCTCTTCGATTATGTCGTTGACACCGCAGAAGCGTTGAGCGACGGCGAAGAAGGCGATTGCCAGTGGACAATAAAACTTGTCGAGATCGACGAAGATGACGTTTTCGAAACTGGCGAACTCATCGCTGAAACCTCGATCTGGGAATCAGAGCTTAACCCTAACAAACGGATGAAAATAGCAAAGATTTACACCTGGTACGATTTCATGGACGGTCACAGATTCGCACCGTGCTGCGTCCGCCACTTCGACAAAGACCACTTCGACCACTCCTGCGAGCAGGAACTCGGTCTGATCATCACCATCCCGGAAGGATACCGCCTCAGCGAGAACGAGAACGGCGATCCGCTTCTTGTCCCCGAGAACGGCGGCGAGAACATCATGCTTACCTACGACGTCGATCGTAACTGCATCATGGACTACTCGCTTCACGCTCCAATCAAGGACGTCAGTATCGTAGAAAAGGTGTCTTATTATGACTGATTTCACAGGACGGTGCTTCGGCTGCCTCATAAAGGAGTACGGAAATGAAACGAACAATTAAAGGCACGCTGTGCGATACCTCCACAGCGGAGCAGATCGGCGAATCGCGGTACGACGGGTGCACCGAGTACCTTTACCGGACGAAATCCGGGAAGTACTTTATCCACACTGTACGAAGTAAAGGGCTCGTGCGAGAGGATTTATACCTGCTGACCAATACGGCTGCCGCTGATTGGATTATGGTCGCTTACGGACCCGTAGACGCCTACTACGACGCTAAGACCGGCGCAAAAAAAGAGTGGGCGAAGATCAGCGTGTCGTCGACGACCAAAGCGCTGATCGACGAGCTTCGCGGGGCATATGGGATGACTGCGAATGAGCTGATCTCAGACGCGCTTAAGACATATCGTAAAAACGCATGACGGAGCCGGGGAAAAATCCCCGGCTTTACACGTTTTATACACGTTTTCTCCGAAAATAACTTTTTTCGGTGCGAAAGCTATAAAACGCAAGCGTTCAAAATGTCAGGAAATATGGGCGTTTTAGGGATACTCTCGAAACATCGTGAACGTGTGCGAACTGTATCTCCGTTTCCTAGATGGTCCACCAGTATACAGAAAAGTGCCGTATTTACGGCATTTTTTATTTGCCGTACACGTATTTTACACGATTTTATTCAGGATCTCGAGCGCGTGCTCTTCTTCACGCGGGTATAAGTGGGAGTATGTATTCCACGTGATCGTGACATTTTTGTGCCCGAGCCGTCGTGCGACTTCCTGAATATTGATACCGCTGTTGGCAAGCAGCGACGCGTGCGAGTGTCGGAACTCGTGTATGGTGCGGTGTGGAAGTCCTGCGGCCTCCGCGAAGGCCTGATTCCGTTTCTCGATCGTCGAATCTCTCAGGCAGCCGACACCACGGCAGACGAGCCAATTGTTGTTAAAGCCTGTCATGACCTGTTGTCGCTTTATGTGGTCCTCGAGAGCGGCGGCAAGAGGCTGCGGCATTTGCACGTCGCGGACAGACGATAGCGTCTTGACAAGCAGCTCGGTTTCCCTCTTGCCCTTGATCTTCTGGGATATGCTTCGCCTGACCTTGATAACATTCCCGTCGATGTCCGCCCATTGCAGCGCGTGTATCTCGCCCTTACGCATACCCGTGTAAAATGCGATCATAAAAAAGATATAATAGCCCCACTCGTCGAGATCGCCGCTCGCCTCGGCTCGCTGCTTCGCGGCGGCAATATAGCGGAGAAATTCGTCCGAAGTATAGTAACGGATTTTTTTCTCCGGTACGGCGAACTCCGGTGTTTTGTACCCGCCGATCTGCCGCAAAGGGTTTTTGGGTATATACTCCATCCGGACGGCGTAGTTAATCATCGTCGATAGCACCTTAAGATACGTGCTGGACGTCGCCGGGCTCAGGCCGAGGGCAAGGATATCCGATTTATATTTCTGCGCCGCCACAACGTTAAATTTGTCGAGCTTTATATCCCCGACGAGAGGGATGATAGTATGCTCAAACGTCCGGCGCTTCTTGTCCCACGTGGTCTCGCGAAGCTCGTGCTTGCAGACCTCGATATACTCGTCATACAGATCTTTCAATGTCTTCCGCGCCGCGGGAGGCGTTTTTTTGATCTCTTCGGACAGCTTTCGCTCGAGATCCTTTGCTTCTGTCGAACCGTAGGCTACCCGGTCGATCTGCCGGGGCTTGCCGAACTGATCGACGTAGTTGATACGTACACGGTACTGTTGTTTACCGTCTTTTTTGCCGTCCATTTTGTAGATCGGCATGATGTTCACACTCCTTTTGCTAAAAAGTGGTTATTTCCGGAATGGAAACAACCACTTATTTTTATTCCACGATTACACAACGGTCTATGGTAAGGGTTAAATTAAAATTACCCACCTTGCCATAAAGCGTGATGGTATCTCCAACTGCGAGATTCGCGACTTTATCAACCTCACTCTGATCGCTAAAATAGCACTGTGCATATTCCCACGTTAAGTCTGTGCCGTCGTTGACGCAGACATATATGTTGTTAAGCACATCTTTCCCAATGTCCTTAACTTTGCCGGTGATCTTCACGAACTTGTCTTTGTACTTCTGATCAGCGGCGACTTCGTTTGTCTGGTATTCGTCGAGCATGGTCATAACATCGGCAAATTCATATTCGATAGTAGGGGAATCTTTCCCGACAACTACCGTTCCATTCTGGTTGGTATCTTTGGTATCTATGGAACCTCCCGCAGGCTGATCGGAATTATTTTTGCCGCTGTTGCCGCCGATAACGGCGATCACAATAACGGCTACAACAATAACCGGAATCAACCATTTCGGCATTTTCTTCTTCCCGTTGGCATTACCTCCACAGTATGGGCAGGTGTTCGCGTCGTCCGGAATGTCGCGGTTGCATTTCTTACACTGCATAGTGCATTCTCCTCTCGTCAATATCTCAGCCACCCTGCGCCGGGGTTCAGGATATCGATCATAAATATTAAACATATAAACGTCATCAAAGCAATAGCCAGGATGAACACCGCTCGGAACTGTTTCCGCTGATATTCGAACTGCCTCTCAAAAAGCAGCCTCATTTCCGTAATGGCAGAATTTTCCATTTTTGAATCTTCGCTCCCATTCTCGGGAATAGTCTCATTTTCAGCGCTGATCGTCTCATTCTGCGTCCCGTCTTCGGCTATCAGCCATTCGACTGAAACATCCAAAGACTGTGCGATAAGTTCGACCGTGGAATACTTGACCGATATCGTGCCGTCGTAAATGCGATACAGTGTGGTCTTTGAAACGCCCGACTGATCGGCAAACTGCTGTACTGTCATTCCCTTTTCCGCAAGCTTGCCTTTCAGCCGTGGGATATTTACCTTCATTTTGGTTCACTTCTCTCTCACAAAATTGGTAATCATTTCCAGAAACTAGGGCTTGCTATTACGCTTTGTATGATGTATAATATGTTTACAGGTACATTATATCACCTTTTGAACGAAATGTCAAGTATCCGAACGAAATTTCTCGAAAAAAAGATGAAATCGAACGAAAAGAGGTTACATAATGAAGAATCTGAGATCGTTAATCAACCAAATGCTCGACCGCGCGACCGACGCACAGCTTAAAGCTGTCTACGCATTCATTCGGCGCCTGATGAGGGACGAATGAAAAGGAGTGGGAAAATTCCCACTCCTTTTTTATTGCTTGTCTGCCTTCTCGACAGCGTCCAGAAAGTCGCTCAGGGCTTTCCACCCTTCCGGACCGAGTGACGCGAGAATACGCATGACGCGCTTCTGGAACTCGTCGCCCTTATCTGACAAGACGTCGCCGACGAAACCGGCGATTTGCTCATCGATGGTCGGTTCACGAAACATCTCGCCGTCGCCGGTGCGGAGCCATATCTCGTCGACCCCGAAAACCGCACATATTGTTGTGATAACACGATCGGTTATCTTTCTGTCGCCGCTTTCAAGCCACGCGACGCCGGTCTGCCTCATAGCGATTTTCTCGCCGAATTCAGCCTGAGTAAGCCCGAGGTATTTTCGAAGTTCTTTAATTCGCTCGTGCAACCATTTCACCTCCTTCTGATACCATTATACCACAGCTTGAATAGAAAGTCAAGGCTTTTGAAAAAAATTATCACAAACCCCTTGACAAAACATTCAAACTGTGTTATAATAGTATCACAAGATATTCAACCGGTGATAATCGCCGGAAACCATAAAGGAGTACACACCATGACCGAAACAATTATCCGGGTTTACACCGGAAACGTCAAGACCATCAAAAAAGCAGATCGGAAAATCAATCAGAGTGGATACTATGAGATCGGCTATAAAGAATTCGACGCCGAGACCGGCGAGCTTATAGGCGAGGGGTCAGCGGATTTCAGCTCCGCGAGAATGCACGGAGAGCTTAAGAGATACGATGTACAAGCCTATTCCGGCAGATTAAATCGCGCAGGCGGCAGAATGACCGAAACCATCGGAGTAATTTTCGTCAGCAAGAACCAGAAGTTCCCCGCGATAAAAGCGGCACGGCTCATATACGGCGAGCGCGTCGCGAGAATTGAGAGATTCTGAGAGGAGATAAAGAAAATGAACATCAAAGAATTCACCGAACGCACAGGTTTCTACCCGACCTACGAACACTACAAGTTCATCGAGAAATCTTACATGGACTTCGACGGTGACAAGGACGCCTTCTGCAAGGCGTACAGAACTAACGAGAACGGGCTCGCTGAGAAGATCGCTCGCGAAGTTGAACGCTACATCGAAGACCAGACCGAACTCGGAATGCACGAGCACGACGCGATGGAAAAGCGTCTGAACGCTCAGCAGGAAGAGATCGAGAAGCTGAAAGCACAGCTCGACGCCGAACTCGAATGGACGACTTGCAAGAGCGCCGGGACACAGATGACTCAGCGCGACTACGTGAAGCTCAAAGAGGACAGTTTCACGAAGGTCATGACCGACGAGGAAGCCGCGAACTTCATCGCCGAGGAACTCGGGTTCAACGCCGAGAGGGTGAAGATCATCCACACTGTGGAAACCTTTGAGGTCAACAAGCACCGCCGGATGAGAGTCGCGGAGACCTACGAGCGCGAGCCGCTTTATTCTTCGACCGACTGGAACTACGTCCGGTTCGACGTCAACGGCATCGAATATGAGTACATCGACGGACAGCTCAAGATGTATTGCAGATAATCGCAGAGTGACGAGAGCTTCGGCTCTCGGTAATGCGGCAGTCCCGGTCACAAGCCCGGGCAGATAAAGGAGGTGAGAAAATGAGCTACATACACACGCTTAAACGCTATGGCGCCATTAATCGTGCGTACTTCCGCGCCAACGATGCGTATGTCATCCGAAACCTTGATCGGTACGAAGACGTTTGCCTTGCCCTCCGGGACAAGCGAAACGCGCTCATAGATGAAATTAAGGCGTATGTCGCTGAACCGGCAGATATTCGCAATTATGCTGATGACTTTGTGCGCGGTCAATGGTTGATTGAGCGCGGGAAGTACCTGATCCGTCGTCGGCAGATACTGACGGCTTGCCGTCTGCTCGGTGTTGATTCCCGAGAAATCAGATTTTGAAAGAAAGGAGAACCACATGACTAACGTACCAATGATAGCAAGCGTAGAGACGGCAGTGACCGCCTACTACACAAAACCACAGCTAGGCAACGCTGAAATCAACGAGATCTTCGGCGGTCTGAGCAAAGGCAAAGTGTGTCAGCTTAAGGTACTCGCACGGGAGAAGATGGAAGAACTCGGAATCCCGCTGATGAACAACCGCACAGTTGACGCGGACGCAGCCTACCAGGCGTGGGGGCTGAACATCGGCGATCTCGAACGCCGATACGCAAAAATCAAGAAAATGGAGGAAAATAACAATGGCAAAAACTGAAAAGCTCTCGGCCGAAAACGCCGATCTGCTCGCGAACATCCTGCGTCATCTCGTCGGGATGAGCGAAAGCGATCTTCTGCCGCTCGAGTGCTACTGCAAAGGCTTCGAAGCCGGTAAGGCGTCGAGCGAGAAGAACAGCAAGACTGCGTGAGGTGTGGACATGATCACCGAAGTTGACTACGAAAAAATCCACAGCTTGCAGACCGAGCTCATCCGCAAGCAGGACCGCACAATCAACGAGCTCAGAGCCTCGAGCAAAATCCTCGAGGCTGCGAACAAAATCCTCGCAGAGGCGCTCTCACGGGCTCTGACGCGCGAAGGACGCGACCGGGTATTCATACCGGCTCGTGAAGCAAACAGCGACGCAGAGTTCCGCACGGAGCGCACGATTGACAATGACATACTCATCATCAGGGTGCGGGCGTAAAGGAAACGCCCGCGGCGGAGCAGCAACTCCGGTCGCGGGCAGATAAAATCATCCACAACCATTATAACACAGGAGGAACAAAATGTCAAGCCTTTTCAACATTTCATCTCGCTACGCGTCGGTGCTTAAGCTTATCGACGATTACACCGACTGGGAACCGGACACTGACGCCGAGGGGCACTACCTCGACGAAAACAACGAGATCATAGACGATCTCGTCGAGTACCGTCAGCAGCTCACCGACGCGCTCCTCGACACTCTCGACGCCGTTGACGGCGAGATGGCGGACAAGCTCGCGAACTGCGGCGCGTTCGTCAAGCAGCTCACCGCCGAGGCAGGAGCGCTCGACGCCGAAATCAAGTCGCTGCGGCAGCGCAGTGCGTCGAAGAAGCGCGAAATTGAGCGCTTCAAAAAATACATCATGGACTGTATGATAAACGCCGACGTCAAGAAGGTCGACGAGCCGCTCGCGAAGCTCACTATCAGGCAGAACGCCGAGAGTGTGGAAGTAGCTGATGAACTCGGGTTTATCGACTGGGCACAGCGGAACGACCGCGACGATCTGCTCAGGTATTCGACGCCGGACATCAACAAGACGGCGGTCAAGGACGCGATACGCTCCGGCACGGAGCTTCCCGGCGCTCAGATCGTCCGCACGAAGTCCCTGATAATCAAGTGAAGGAGGAAGACATATGTTCGAGAAAGCAGCAAGGAAGAAAGCGAAGCTCAGGCTCGCGCTGACGGGTCCTTCCGGCTCGGGCAAAACCCTGTCGGCACTGATGATAGCAGGGGGCATGACAGGCGGCGACTGGTCGCGCGTCGCTCTGATCGACACGGAGCATGAGAGAGCGCGGTTCTACGCAGACCGCCCGGAGTGGGGTACGGGTGAGTTTCTGTATCAGCCGCTCGTCCCGCCGTACAAAGCGGACAGATACATCGAGATCGCGAAGGCGGGAGCCGAAGCGGTCGGAGAAGACGGCGTTCTGATCGTCGATTCCCTGTCCCATGCCTGGGAGGGAGAAGGCGGCGTCCTCGAGTATAAGGCGGAGGTCGAGAAGCAAAAAGGCAAGAACTCATACACCGCGTGGGATGAAGCCGGAAAGGTGCAGAACACGCTCATCACCACATTGCTTTCGCTCCCCTGTCACGTCATCGTGACGCTCAGGACGAAGACGGCATACGCGATGGAGCTGAACGACCGCGGCAAGAACGTCCCGGTTAAGATCGGTCTCGCGCCGATACAGCGCGAAAACACCGAATACGAGTTCGACGTCGTGCTGAATCTTGACCGGGCACATTACGCGACGGCTTCAAAGGACACGACGTTCCTCGACGACTTCAACGCGCCGATAACCCCGGAGATCGGGCAGAAGCTCCGCGACTGGCTCGCCGAAGGGGCGGAGCCGGACAGGTGCGCGGACTGCGGGCACGTGATACTGCCGGAACGCGGCGTCACCGTCGCTCAGATCGTCGAGGGCACAACGAAAACATATGGGCGCAAGCTCTGTATGAGCTGTGCGGGAAAGGCGAAGAATGCAGCAGCTCAGACCGTATCAGGTTGATGTCGTCAACCGCGTCCATCAGGCATGGGCGGAAGGGGCGCGAGCGCCGTGTGTGGTACTCCCCTGCGGGGCGGGAAAATCCTGTATCGTGGCAGATATGGCACGCCGTACGACATGGAAAGGCAACCGTGTGCTGTTTCTCGTCCACAGAAAAGAGCTCGTCGACCAGATTGTCCGGACGTTCATCGGATGGGGCGTCGACATGGAGTACTGCACTGTGGGCATGGTTCAGACGATAACACGCAGAATCCATAAAATGCGCCCGCCGTCGCTGATCATCACCGACGAGAATCACCACTCACTCGCTGCGTCATACCGCCGGATATACGACGCATTTCCGAAAGCCTATCGCGTCGGCGTGACAGCTACGCCGGTCAGACTGAACGGCGACGGGCTCGGAGATGTAAACGACCGGCTGATAATCGGTATGTCCGCGAAGTGGCTGATTGAAAATCACTTCCTCGCGCCGTATGACTACTACGCGCCGAGCGTCGCCGACCTCACCGGACTGCACGTCAAGCAGGGCGAGTACGTCGCTTCCGAGATTGAATCGCGGCTGATGTCGTCAGCTATCTACGGAGACGTCATCGCGAACTACAAGAACCTCGGAAAAGGCGAAAAAGCTATCTGTTACTGCGCGTCGATCAAGCACTCGAAAGCGGTCGCGGAAGCGTTTTCGAAAGCCGGAATCCCCGCCGTCCACCTCGACGGCGAGACGCCGAAACCGGAACGAAATCGCATTATCACCGACTTCCGCGCCGGAAAAATCCGGGTGCTGTGCAACGTCGATCTGATCTCCGAGGGATTCGATGTGCCTGACTGCGGGTGCGCGATACTTCTCAGACCGACGAAATCATTGACACTGTATATACAGCAGTCAATGCGGTGTATGCGCTATATGCCCGGCAAGCAAGCGGTGATCATTGACCACGTGGGCAATTACGCCCGGTTCGGAATGCCGGACGATGACCGCGAATGGTCCCTTGAAAAGAAGGACCGGACGAAGAAAGCACCGCGTGAGCAGAACGACGTGAAGATCGTCACCTGTCCCGAGTGCTTCCGGGTGTTCGAGCCGAACGAACTGCGTCAATGCCCGTGGTGCGGCGCTCCGCTTCCGAAGAAGGTCAGGGAGATACAGGAAAAGGCGGCTGAGCTTGTCCGTATCGAGGGCTTCACGCTCAGGTACACACAGCCGTCAGACTGCAAGACATACGCGGAGCTGCAAGCATACGGAAAACAACATGGCTATAAGCCGGGCTGGGCATGGCACCAGGCACGGACGCGAGGACTGATACATGACAGAGCATGACGTGCAGAACCTCATCCGCACACAGTGTGGAGACATCGCGCTGCTGTTCCGGGCGAACGTCGGAAGCTGGGTGACGAAGGACGGCAGGTTTGTCACGACCGGTCTTCCAGTCGGATTCCCTGATCTGTTCGGTGTCCGGTTTTCGGACGGCAAGGCAGTGTTCATCGAAGTCAAAAAGCCCGGCGGAAAAATCCGACCGGAGCAGGAAAGGTTCGTCTTGAGAATGCGCGAATACGGGTTTATCGCCGGTATCGCCTATTCGGTCGAAGATGCGAGAAAATTAATTTTGGAGGATTAAATTTAATGTTTAACTTAAGCTATCAGGAATTGAATGAGATCATCCCCGAGGGAAAATACGAAGCCGCAATCACCCGCGCCGCCGAAGAGCACGGCTGTGTGGTCATCAACTGCGAAATCCGCAAGGACGTGCAGCAGACCTGCGCCGGACGCACTCTGACCCACTGGATGTACAAGCTCCGCGAACCGAAGGAACTCGACGCCGCTGTCGGCGGGTACAGCTTTTCACAGGTCATGCGTATCGCGAAAGCCGCCGCTCTGCCGGAAGGCAAGAACTACCAGTCGCTCGGTGAAATGCTCGCCGATCTCGCGGGCAAGGCAGTGCAGCTCGAACTCTATCACGAGCTGTACAACGGCAAGAAATATCTCAAAGTGAAGTACTGGAACCCCTCGGAGGCGGGACCTCTGACATACATCCCTGAGCCTCCACAGCCTCGCCAGAGCGCCGGAAGCACGAGCACGGTTAATAATACCGCTCAGGCGCAGAACACGCAGTCAGGCGGCATTCCCGGCTCTGCTCTGCCGTGGAACTGATAGCCGATGACAAACTACGATAAGATTCCGGCAGAGCTTAAAGCCCTCCCGAACTGGGTGAGCTGGAAGCTCGTGCCGGACCCTGACAGGGGTAAGCCCCGGAAGGTTCCCTATGATCCGCGCTCCGGAGAACCGGCGAGGTCAAACGACCCGTCGACGTGGTGCGGGTTCGATATCGCCTCGACCGCCGAAGGCTATGACGGCATAGGCTTCATGTTCTCAAACAGCCCATATTTCGGTGTGGATATCGACGGCATGACGGACGAAATTGACAGATATATGCAAGGCGAACCCGGATTGCTCGCGGATTTCGTTGATACTCTCCAAAGCTACACGGAAATCTCGACGTCCGGCGGCGGCATACATATCATCTGCCGCGGCACTCTCCCTCCGCATGGGCGGAGACGCGGGAACATCGAAATGTACGAAGACGGCAGGTTCTTCGTGATGACCGGCAGGTCGGCGTCCCAGTATCCGAATGTCACCGAGTGCACCGAGACAATCAAGACGCTTCACGAGCAGTATATAGGCGGCGGCACGACCCCCGCCGAAGCCCCGATCGAAGCCCCCGCTTCCTGCCCGGATTCCATAGACGACATACTCGCCGCGATTCAGCGGTCGGCGTCAGCGGACAAGTTCTTCCGGCTCTGGCATGGAGATTGCACCGGCTACCCGTCACAGTCTGAAGCGGATATGGCGCTGTGCAACCACCTCGCGTTCTGGTGCAGGTGCGACGCCGCGAAGATGGACGCCATGTTCCGGCAGTCAGGGCTCATGCGCGAGAAGTGGGACAGACAGCAGGCAGGAAGCACCTACGGGATATTCACGATTCAGAAAGCTATCGCCGGGTGCTCGAAAGTCTACACCCCCTCTGAGAGGCTTCAGAACGTCGCAGGAGCGTATGTAACCATCGGGGGTACATCTACCCCTAAGATGTACTCATTCGACGATATGGGCAACGCTGAGCGCTTCTGCGACTATTTCGGCGGGTTCATCAGATACTCGTACGTAGATAAGCGTTGGCTGTACTATGATCGCCGCAAGTGGGTATCAGACCGCGGCGGCGAAATCGAAAAGGCGGCTGAGCGGTCAATCCAGATGATGGACGCCGAAGCACGGCTGTATGACACCGGCGACCCGGAGAACCCGAGTGACGAATTCAAGGCGTTCCAGAAGTGGCGGAAGCGAAGCCGGTCAAGCGCGACTAAGAAGGCCATGCTTGAAGAGCTGCATCATCATCTCCCGATTCTGCCGGAACAGACAGACACCGACACAACGCTTCTGAACGCCGTCAACGGCTATATCAACCTTGAAAGCGGCAGGCTGTTTGAGCATGAAGCCGACCGGTACATGACGAAAATCGTTCCGGTTGAGTACGACCCGGAGGCTGAATGCCCGACGTGGCTGACGTTCCTCGACACGGTATTCGCCGGTGACGAAGACCTCATCAGGTACATCCAGAAAGCCGTCGGGTACTCACTGTCCGGCGACACGTCAGAACAGTGTGTGTTTTTCCTCTACGGCTCAGGATCGAACGGCAAATCGACGTTTCTGTCCACAGTCAGGCAGATATGCGGAGACTACGCCGCGAACGTGCAGCCCGAAACGATCATGGTCAAGCCGTCCTCGGGCGGCGGAGCGAACAGCGACATTGCCCGGCTGAAATCCGCACGGTTTGTGACTTCTGTCGAGCCCAACGAAGGAATGCGGCTGAACGAGGGACTGATAAAGCAGCTTTCCGGCGAAGACCCTGTGACGGCGCGAAAGCTCTACGGCGACGAATTCGAGTTTATGCCGGAGTTCAAGCTCTGGATGGGGACGAACCACAAGCCGATCATCCGCGGCACCGACACCGGTATCTGGCGGCGTGTGCACATGATCCCGTTCACGGTTTGTATCCCGGACGACAAGAAGGACAAGCAGCTCCCCGGCAAGCTGAGGAGAGAGCTGCCCGGAATCCTCGCCTGGGCTGTGCGCGGCTATCAGCTGTACAAGCAGGACAAGGGGCTGAAAATGCCCGCCGCCGTATATCAGGCTGTGGCAGAGTACCGACACGAGATGGACAGCATTTCGCAGTTTCTCGAAGAGTGTACAGAGCCGGGAGGAGATGTACCGGCGAATATGCTGTACGCGGCGTATAAAGACTGGGCGAGAAGCGGCGAACAGTATGTGCATACGAGTACGAAGTTCGGTATGGAAGTCTCGAAGCAATACCAAAAGATTAAAGGCGAACGAGGTGCGAAATATATCGGGATTCATTTGAATCATCGTTTCGACGGCTGACGACCCTGACGACCCTGACGGCTTTTATACCTTTACGCTATGAAAAAAAAAAAAAAAAATAATATAAAAGAATAGAGTAGCCGTCATCCTCGTCAGGGTCGTCAGGTTTCCCGTTCACTTGACCGCATGCTATAACAGAAAGGATACAAAACTATGAACAATCTTACCCCGGATGAGCAAAAGCTCATCGAGCTATTCCGAACCTTAACGCAAGAAATGCAGCGAATCGTTCTGGCTACTCTGCGTCTGATGCACGAATCGGAGGCAAATCGAAATGACCTTCCCCGAAACTGAACTGAGAGCCTACGAAGGCGCATACCTCGATTACGACGCAATGCCCCCGGCGAAATACAAGTACTTCGCGCGCATTGCCGGTCTGGGGCGGGACGTCAGAGCCGGGCGTAAGACGCCCAACGAAGCGGCGACCGCGAGGGGCGAGTACCTCGAAGAGTATAACCGCACAATGGAAAAAATGTCCTGGGCAGACATCATCAAGCTCACGGAATTCTGCCGCGTCTGCGTGAACGGCTCGAATGACCCGGCATACATCGCGGCACTGACACTCAGAGCACTGCGGGATATCACCGGCGACATGATGCTGGACAAAAAAATGCGAGAAATGGAGAGATTGGTCGATGACATGGACGACGAAAGAAATCAATCAGGTAATCCGACTGCGTAAAGCCGGATGCACAACACCGGAGGTCGCGGTAATGCTCGGCATACCCGAGAGCCGCGCGAAAGGATACATAAGCGTCCTCGTGGCGCAAGGCAAGATACCGCGCATGGACGAGCTTCCCGCGCCGAGGTATTTCCCGGAAGCAGTAGACCATCGTGTCAGGCTCCTTATCAATCGCGTGATGGACTGGGTGTGGGCACATCCGAAAACAGAGTTTGAGATAATATCGTCGATCGCGGGGAAATATTTCAAGCTGGCGTTTTACGAGGATGATGTGCACATGACTTACGTAAAAGTCGGCGAGGATGAACTGTGGTCGCGATTTAAGTACTGCAACATCGAGAATCTGCAAAAACTGATAGTGGCACTGAAACTGATCGACGCGGAGGGCAAATCATGATCGCCAAAGACGAAATCCTCGCCGAACTCGAAAACACCCCCGAGCCGGAAAAGAAACTCCACGAAATCGCCGCCCGGACGAGGCTGCCGGTCATGGTCATCCGGAAAATCCTGAAAGGTCTCGTCACCGTCGTCCCGCCGGAGCGCGGACACGACAACACCGACCGCGTCGCCGAAAGCCACATCGAAAAAGGCGTCAACCGCGGCAGATGGTCGGACGAGGACATTGAGTACATGGCAGAATGCTGGAACCGGGGCGCGGACATCTGCGAAATCGTCGAAGCCGTCTGCCGGTCGGAGAAAGCCGTCCGCGGCGCCATGCAGCGGAACCGCAAACTCTTCCCCCGCCGCCACGAGCGCGGGAGAATCTGGTCGCCGGAGGAAATCGCCCGCGCCGCCGATATGTGGTCGGATCGCGATATCAGCGAATCGGAAATTTGCAACGCACTGCACAGGTCGCGGAGTGACTTCTACCAGCTCCGCGCCGAAAACCGCAAGCTCTTCCCGCCGAGGCGGAACAACTACAGGAGGGCTGAACCGTGAAAGCACGAATGTCCCCCGCCACCGCGCGGCAGAACCTACCGGCGGGGACGCAGGAAGCCGTCCGGGCTATGGTCGACGCCGAGTTCGCGGAACGGCAGAAAATCTACGCGAACCGGATTTTGCTCGCCGTGTGCCTGGCGCTGAACGATATTGCCGGATTCGGCGACAAACGCCTGATGTACATACTCCAAGGCATCGAGGACATCACATCCGACTACGCCGAAAGAGCCGGAAAGAACTACAGACCCGAGACCGCCGAGGAAGACAAAGTCGCACAGATGATGCAGGACGAACTCCTCGGGCGCGGGAGAACACACATAGTTATAAAATCGAAATAAGGAGAACGATTATGAAAAACGAAGACGAGAAGCTGCGGGAAGCCGCAAGGATGCTGAGCGTGAACTGTGAGGGATACCGCGACGGGTGCGAAGGCTGCCTGTTCTGCCGCGACAACCTGAGCTGCAAGATCGACGGAATCCCGATGTGGTGGGACAGCGATTTCGGACTTGACCATTCTGCCGGCACTGGCAAAAAGGTCGGCGATCGTATGGTTGAGGTCAGCAAAACGATCGACTCGATAGTCGGTGCACCAACTGATACACCAACTGAGACCGATACACCAACCGATACACCAACTACCCGCGCCGAAATCCTCGACGCCGCGAAGAAAATCGTGACCGGGGACAGAGAAAAGCAGTACGGGAAGCCGGAAGATAATTTCGCGGTTATCGCGGAGTTCTGGACGACCTACATCGGGCACCCGATCTTTTCCGAGGACGTCGCCATAATGATGGCGCTCCTCAAAATCGCGCGGATTCGGAGCGGGAACTATAAGGCAGATAGCTTCGTGGATGGAGTGGGCTACTTGAGTCTGGCGGCGGAAATCGCCAGGAGGTGATCGGCGTGAGAAAGAAAGGCACAACCACCGAATGGACGACAAAGCTGATCGGACAGGTCGTCGAGCTTCGCGGCAAGGGCTATAAAGCGGCGGAAATCGCCGAAATAATGGGGCTGACATACGGCTCAGTGAGAGGAAAATTACAGGAACTGCAAGCGGAGGGCAAGCTCTCGGAGTACAAGCGCGTCACGCCGAGGCGGTACACCCCGGCCGACGTCAGAGACCGGAAAATCCGGACGCTGACCGACCATGTACTTGACTGGGTGTGGGAGCATCCGGGGACACGGTTTAAGATGATAAATGATCGCGCGCGCGGCGGCGAGAAATACTTTGTGTTTTACTGTGAGGGGAAGGACGGGGTGTTCCGCTACGTCGGAATCGACGGCGACCCCATGTGGTCAGAGTCCGCGCCCTGCACCGAGGACAACCTCCGGACGCTGCTTACGGCGCTGAGACGGATTGATTTGGAGGCGGGGAACAATGGGTGAGTGGACAAGTGCTAAAGGCAGACCGCCGGAAGACGGCGTGGATGTTCTCTGCTGGTACGAGTGTTTCCGCTATGGCAACTATAATCGTATGTTTCAGACATACGGCATCGGACTATGTTATAACAAAATGTGGTGCGGAGAAGTGGCGCGCGGATTCCGTGCGCGAGTGATCGCGTGGATGCCGCTTCCCGAACCGCCGAAAAGGAGAAAATGATGGCTGAATGGATAAGCGTTAAGGACAGGCTGCCGGAAGTCGAAACCGAGGTTCTGATACGAGCGCAGTGGAGATGCGGTGATGACACGCACTCGACCATTGCCACCGCGTTTTACGAAGACGGAACAGTACTTGAAGACAACAGTAGCTGGGATTGGTCTGAAATCTGGGAATGGGGAGATTACGATGAAGAAAAAGACGGGTACAGAATCCCCAAAGGATGGTGGGAAAGCAGTCACTACATCCACGATGACCATTACAACAACGTTGATGACGAAGTGACACACTGGATGCCGTTGCCGAGGCTGCCGGAAGAGGAGGGCGAACAATGACACCTGAACTTAAACAAGCACTTGAAACAATAAAAAACACGTGCAGAGGAAGAAACTGCGACGATTGCCCGTTAGACGACCCACACAGAGATGCTTGCTACACATGGCACAAAGAGCCGTGGGAGTGGAAAATTGACGAATGGGCTAAGGAGAAGGAGGACAAACAATGAACGACAAAATCAGGCAAGAAGCAATGCACCTGCACAACTGGTGCGAAGAGCAATACGACTGCGCGCACTGCGACTTCGGGCGCGACAATCGTACGTGTAAGATCAGCGGGATTCCGGCGCAGTGGTTCGACGATGAAGACCATTCTGCCGACGTCGGCAAAAAGGCTGAAACCCGGCAGGAAAGGTTCCTTGAGATGTTTCCACACGCCATTGTGTTTAGCGGTGCGCTGAATATTTGCCCGGGCGATATAGATGTGCGCTACACGTGCCGCGGACCGAAAGATTGCACCGATTGTAAGAAAGAGTACTGGCTTGCCGCTGAGAAGAGAAGGAGGAGAAATCATGATTGACGAGAAGACACGGAAGCAGATCGAAGCCTATATCCCATCACCGCGGGACAAGTCGCTCAGACCTTATTGCGACTACTACGTAAACCAGAACGGTCGCGTGAAGCGCGGGCACGCGCGGGAACTGTTCGAAACCGACGACGGTGATGACCTCATCGGGCTGGTCGACGACCGCGGACGGCAGATTCACGGACTGTGGGAGTTCGACAGCTTCAGACGCTGCGAGCTTTACGACAACGAGACCGACTGCCGAAAGCAGACGCACGGCGCGTATGATGACTGGGAGCGGCTCAGGAGGATACAGGAGGGTGGAAATGGCTGACTATATCGACCGCGAAGAAGTGCTAAAACACAAAGCGATACTTTACGATCCGTTAAACACGCGCGGCTGTTCCTACGTTGTTACGACCCAAAGCATCATGAAAATTCCGTCTGCCGACGTCGAGCCGGTCGTCCGCGGGCACTGGCTCACATGGGACGAAAAGTTTCCCGGCAACGCTGTGGGAAAGAATCTTGGAGTTTTCTGTTCAGTGTGTGGAAACCATTCGGATTATAGCTCGCCGTATTGCGCGGCTTGCGGCGCGAAGATGGACGAGGAGGACGAAAATAATGGGACACATCAATAACGTCGTCGAGTATAAGCGCAAGGACGACCGAGAGTATCGATTCTTCTGTGCGGACGAAAGCTACGCGGAAGCGCGGAAGATGTTTGAGAAGGCGAAATCCATAATCGGTGTCGTTAAGCTCAGAATCAGGACCGTAATCACGCAGCAGGAGATTGTCGACGTGTGGAACAGGGAGGACGAGCAATGAACAACAAACAAGCATCGGGCGGAATCGGTTTCACCGGTCTGTTGACGATAGTCTTTATTATCCTAAAGCTATGCGGCATTATCGCGTGGTCATGGTGGTGGGTACTGTCTCCGCTGTGGATATCAGCGATATTCTGGGTGATTTTAGTGATCATCGTGCTATTGATAGGAGGGAAAAAATGACGAGGGAAAGAATGACACCTGAACTGAAACACGCGCTCGAAGTGATAAAAAGCGAGTGCAAGAAAAACGTCCGTCTGTGTTCGAGATGTCCGCTCGCCGCATGGCGGCTTCGCGGGGAGAGACAGTGCCGGATTACAGGCGCAAACATCGAAAATGTTCGCCCGTGGCCTTATAGCCCTTGCGATTGGGACATTGACGCATGTGCACAGGAGGACGAAAATGGACGCAGTTGAATTTCTCGAAAAGCATAACAGGATGTGCGGCGCACTCGGTGATGAATGCACAGACAAGGATGGCACATTATGCCCGTTGCTTGTCGCGGCGCGTAAGGTTGGCAAGGGGTGCTATGGTTATACCAAGAGTCACCCCGCCGAAGCCGTCGAAATCGTCGAACGTTGGGCGAAGGAGCATCCGAAGAAGACAAGGCAGAGCAAGCTTCTGAAGGTGTTTCCGAGGGTGAGCATGACCGCCGACGGTATAATAGCGTTCTGCCCGGATAGCATGGATTCGGAATTTGAGTGCCCACGCAAAACGCGGGACAACATTGATCCGATCTGCGGAGAATGCCGGAGGGAGTACTGGCTCGAGGAGGTGGAAGACGATGATCAAAGCAACGATTAAAACCGGAGAAAATGGCGCACTCGAGCTTGAAGGCACTGCGAAGGAGATTACAGTAGAGGTCGCGGGTCTCATTCAGAGCGTCTATCTGACACTGGATGAACCGACCAGAGCAATCTATAAAGAGGCGCTGCTTATTGCGATAAGGGAGGGTATGATACTCAATGATTAATAAAAACACCATGCAGCTTATCAAAGAAACCGTCCGTGACTATACGAACGAGCACATTGACAAGACCGACAAAATGCAGATAACCGTCGACGACGTGTATGTCGTCTGGTTCTGCAAGACGCTCCAGAACTGGAAAGCGCTCGCGAGTACGACTGTGCCGGACGGAATGTACTACGAGCTGACATACAACGGGGACAAAGACGAGATGTATCTCGACGCTTACAAGAAGTTCGAGAACCGGTGCATACGGGGTGAAGAGAAATGAGAATTCTCAGATCAACGCCCTTCGTCCTGCTGTACATCTCCGTCGCGATTCTTGTCGCGGGATGCGTGCTCGGAGGGGCGGAGGAAAAATTCAAGCCGTTTGAAATCTGGCCACTTGCTATGGTGCTGATGGCTCTGGGCAGCGTATTCGTGATGTTCACCGGATATCTTGCCTTTGAGTACGCAGAACGCAAAATCAAAAACGGGAAAATTGATGAGGAGGACGACGATGGAGATTAAGATTATCAAGCCCGGCAAAAAGCCCGAACCAATCCATTTCAAGTGCCCGCACTGTGGGTGTATCTTCGAGACGGACGTCGTAAGTATGCGTCACATATGGCTGCGCCCCGACTACTTCGCGACCTGTCCAAACTGTCACCGGCTCTGCTGTACGGATGGTGATGAACGATGACCCGGCAGGAGCTATCACAGCTGTACTATCTCCGCCGCGAGATTAACTCAGACAAAGAGCGACTGGCAAAGCTTGAAGCCGCCGCGTCATCGACGTCGCCGATCTCGTCCGGTATGCCGAACGGCAAAGGCAGCGTCACCGACCGGACGGCAATCGCTGTGGAGATAGCAATGCTTAAGTCTCTGATCTTCGAGAAAATTTGCCGCGAAGAGCAGGAACTCAGACGCTTAATGAATTATATCTCGGGCGTCGAAGACAGCCTGACCCGGCAGATTCTCACTGCGCGTTTCGTCGACAACCTGAGCTGGCAAGCAGTCGCAATGCGTGTCGGCGGAGGCAACACAGCGGCAACCGTCAGACAGCGGTGCAACAGATTTTTGCGGCAAAGCTAAACTTGTCACAAATGTCACATCCACTGTGGTATAATGGTATCATCGGGAGACTGTGGAAACACAGCCTCCTGATTTTTACCGTGCGTGTTCAACACTCCTTCACGGCACGGGAAAGGGTACAGGGTAAACACGCGCCGTTATACGCAGTGGTGGGGGCGGGCGCGACTATTTTACATGAAAGGCGGGTGAAACCGGATGACGAACAAACAGAAACGCTTCTGCGAGGAATACCTCGTAGACCTGAACGCGACGCAAGCCGCGCTAAGGACAGGGTACTCTGAAAAAACTGCCGCAAGTATAGCTAGCGAGAACCTACAGAAACCTGAGATACTGGGATATATTGCCAAATTACGTGTTGAGCAATCGAAGCGCACCGGTATAACCGCCGATAAGGTTCTTGAAGAGCTGTCGAAAGTGGCGTTCTTCCCTGCGGAGGAATGCGAGCTCAAAGCGTCGGATAAACTCCGCGCTCTCGAGCTCATCGGCAAGCACATCGGAATGTTTAAGTCCGACAGTGACGCTGACGCTCCGGCTCTCGAAAAGCTCGACAAGATTTTAGCCGAGGTGAGAACAGATGCTGACCGCGAAGCAAAAGCAGTACATCGCCGAGGCAAATAAACGCTGGAACTTCAAGTCGGGAGCGGTACGTTCGGGCAAGTCCTATGTGGATGTCACTGCGGTGATTCCGATGAGAATACGCGAGCGGATAGGCAAAGACGGCTTATGTTTTATCGTCGGTGTCTCAAAAGAGACCATCGAGCGAAACGTCCTACAGCCTATGCGCGAGCGGTACACTTCGAGTGTGGTCGGGACGATCAACTCGCGGAATATCGCCCGTGTATGTGGTGAAGATGTCTACTGCCTCGGAGCTGAGAAGGTCTCGCAGGTCGCGAAGATTCAGGGCGCGTCCGCGAAATACATTTACGGTGACGAGGTGGCGAAATGGCACGAAGACGTGTTCAACATGTTAAAGAGCCGTCTCGACAAGCCGTATTCGTGTTTCGACGGCTCTCTCAACCCTGAGCACCCGACGCACTGGCTTAAAACATTCCTCGATTCAGACGCCGACATTTACTGCCAGCAGTATACGATTTTTGATAACACGTTCCTCTCGCCGGAATTCGTGAAGAATCTCTGCAAGGAGTACGAGGGAACGATTTACTATGACCGCCTGATACTCGGCAAGTGGGTCCGGGCAGAAGGCGCGATATACCGGCGTTTCGCGGACAACCCCGCGAAATTTCTTTTCACCGGCGAATTCAAGAAACGCGAAATCACCGAAATCGTCATCGGCGTCGATTTCGGCGGCAATAAGTCCGGGCACGCTTTCGTCGCGACTGCGAAAACAGGCGGCTATGATAAGCTCATCGCACTGGCGTCTGAACGTCACTTCGGCGACCTGGACCCGGGCGATATAAACGATCTTGTCATCAAGTTCGCACAGCGTGTCGCCGCGAAGTACGGTGAAATCGACTATATCTATTTCGATAACGCCGAAACCGTCCTCGGTCGGGGGCTTGCACGGGCTTTTGACAAAGCTATGCCCGCGACGATCGTCCGACCGGCTGTCAAGGCGTGTGTCAACGACCGCATAGCCGCCACACAGGCGCTTATGGGCGCGGGAAGGTTCTTATATACCCCCGACTGCGAAACGCTCAGGACGGCGCTCTCAGAGGCTGTGTGGGACGACAAGGCGCTTGACGATGTTCGCCTCGATGATGGGTCAACAGATATCGACTCTCTCGACGCTTTCGAATACACCTTCGAGCGCGATATGAAGCGATTTATCGACCATGAGGGACAAGTATGAAATTTATCACTTTTCTGAAAGGACTGATACGGCAATTGTTTGCACCTGACCAGATAAGATCGGCGCTCGGCGTAAAGCCCGCGCTGACGCCCGACACGGCAGACAGATTAAAGCTGTGGGCAGATATGTATACCGGGCACGCGCCGTGGCTGTCCGACGATATCCGCTCCCTCAGAGTGGAGCAAGGCGTCGTACGTGAGTTCGCTAATATCGCGGTCGGCGAGATGACAGCGACCGTCTCGGACGCCAATCTCGACGCGGCGTTTCAAGCCGTGCTGAGAAATTTTAACGTCAGTTTCCAGTCGGGGCTTGCAACCGGCGCACTGGTCATTAAGCCTATGCCTGATCTCAGTGTTCAGTTCCTGCCGCAGAACGCTTTTATCCCGCTGTCCTACGACATCCGGGGACGCCTAATAGACGTCATCTTCCCGGAGACTGTCAAGGAGGATGAGCAGTATCTGACGCGCCTCGAGTGGCACCATCTCGACGAGACAGGATTGACGATCATCAACCGCGCTTTTGTGAGTTATTCCGAAAATAATCTCGGAATCGAGACGAGTTTGTCGGTATTAGACAAATGGGCGAACATCGCGCCGGAGACGCGCTACCCCGGCATGACGCGCCCGATCTATGGATACTACCGCAACCCAATCGACAACACGATAGACGGCAGCAACGCCGGAGTTTCGATCTTCGATCCGGCGGTCGATTTAATTAAAATCGTCGACACGCAGTTCGGGCGGCTTGACTGGGAGTTTGAATCCGGTGAGCGTGCGATTCACGTCGATCCGGCGGCGCTGAAGAAGGACGACAACGGTAAATTCCATCTTCCGAAGCTTTCGAAGCGGCTGTACAGGGCTGTGGACATCGATCCCGGCAAGGACGGTAAAGGATTCTTCGAGGCGTTCTCGCCGGAGTTTCGGGAACAGTCGCTGATCTCTGGTCTTGAAGAGTTTAAGCGGGCAATCGAGTTCGCCGTCGGGCTGTCGTACGGTGATATCTCAAATCCACAGACTGTGGAGAAGACCGCAACCGAAATCCTCGCCGCGAAGAAGCGCAAGTACAACACAGTTAACGCGATTCAGCAGAATCTTCGCGACTGTCTCGACGATCTCGTCTTCGCGCTTGCCTTCTGGTCGGCGAAGACAACATCCGGCTACGAATTCGTCTGCGACTTCAAGGACAGCATTCTGATCGACGAAGAGACTGAACGGCAGCAAGATCGCGCGGACGTCTCGATGGGCGTTATGAGGCTTGAGGAGTACCGCGCGAAGTGGTATGGCGAAAGCGTCGAGGACGCGCTTAAAAACCTCCCTGAGCGCGACGAAGTGGTAATGTGATATGTTAACCGCTGACGAGATTGAATCTCTCCCCATAGGGCTTGAAAAGCAGTTCCGGCAGCTCGAAAAGCGTATCATGCGTGATATCATCCGGCGGCTGAAAAACGCCGAAGAGATCACACGTACCGCCGACTGGCAGATATACCGCGCGTCAGAGCTCGGCAAGGCGGCGGATGATATCAAAAAAGAGATCACCGAGGCGCTCGGCGCGTCCGAAGATGAGGTAAATAAGATTTACACTGACGCGGCGAAGACCGACTGGGCGCGGAGTAAAAAGCTGTACAAGGCAGTCGGTCAAGCGGCTGTTGCCTACAAGGACAACGAACCGTTAAAGCAGCTCGTCGCGGCGATTAAAAAACAGACCTCAGACGAACTCCGGAACATCACCCGCACACTCGGCGTGGCGACGGCGAACAAGGGCAAGATCAAGACTGTCAGCCTGACCGAGTATTACACGGATATGCTCGACGCCGCCGTGCTGGACATCTCGTCCGGCGCGTTTGACTATAACACGGTGTTACAGCACACCGTCACACAGCTTGCCAACAGCGGCATTCGGACGATCAACTACGACTCCGTGTCAAAACGTCCGACGTCGGCGCGGATCGACGTCGCCGCCAGACGCGCCGTGATGACCGGCATCGGGCAGCTTACAGCGCAGGTGAGTGAGGACAACGCAAACGCTCTCGGCACAGATATGTACGAAGTTTCGGCACACTCCTGCTGTAGACCTGAGCATGTCGAGTGGCAGGGGGGATGGTACACGATGGCACAGCTTAAGTCTGTGTGCGGCTATGGCAAGGTCGACGGACTGAAAGGCGCTAACTGCGGCCACGACTTCTACCCGGTGATTCCCGGCGTCTCGGAACCGTCGTATACGCCCGAAGAGCTTAAGCAGATGAAAGCCGATGAGGCTGAAAAGCATGAGTACAAGGGCAAGAAATACACGAAATACGAGGCGTCACAGAAACAGCGGCGACTTGAACGCACTGTAGCGGCTCGGTATCACGCCGTCGACCTCCTGAAGGAAGGCGGAGCGGACGAGAAGACCATACAGGACGCGAAGATATCCTATCAGGCAGTTTCGCAGGAATACACGCGATTCTCACGCGCTATGGGCTTAACTCCACAGCGGGAGAGAATCAACCTTGCGCTCGGCGGGATGCAAGGTCGGAGCAATCCGGCGCCGACGCCGATGAAGACGAATACACAAACTGTGGAAATACCTCTTGACAAATCTGAAAAAAGTGGTATAATAGATACAGAGATGTATCGGAGGAAAGATTACAAGCCGCGCGAGAATGTAAAGCCTGTATCGGAAAGGGTCTTCAACGATCTTACGATCGAGGCGAAGAAGAATGGCGCGGAAGTAATTCGCTGTGAGTACGGCGATTCGCTTTATAAGCATCTTGAAGAGAATAACGCCACTGCTTCTTGCATCGGCGACGTTCTGATCTTCCGTCCGGACGCGACTATCTCTGAAGTTCTCGAAGAGACATATCATTTCCAGCAGAACCGCAAGGAGATGAACGCTGATAAAGATGTCATTCTGAGGACGATCCTCAACGAGATCGACGCTAAGAAATTCATTCTCAGGAACGCGAAAAAATACGGCGTTCCGCGCGCCGAGATTGAAGAGATCACAGCGCATCTCGAACAATACACGAAAGAGCTTGAAGAATATTACAAGAAAGGCAAGGGCTGACGATGAAAATAAAAAGCTGTGCAAACATAGGCAAATACGCGGTTCTGACTTTCGATTCGTTGCCGCGGAAATTTAAAAAATTAAAAATCGGCGGAAAGGTCTATGACGCGATAGTGGCATACGAAATAGAAAACAGCGCGGCGGTTGAGAGCAATCTTGACTTCAACGGCATGGACGTTGAATTTCTTGAATAAGAGCACATCATGGACGAGCAAAACGAATACAAAGTAACACGCGACGATTTTAACGCTGAAACTTAACACTGACTTAGCATTAACTTGCGTTAAACTTAGAACCAAACTTAAGTTTATAAGCAAGTTTTAATTTAATAATCTCAGCATCACACGATTCATTTCGTGTGGTGCTGTTTTTATATCATTTTCCCCTGCCGGAGGGTATCCGGCTGACTTTCAGCCGCTGTCGGAGCGGGATATAAGCTACGAAGAAAGGAAGCACGCAATGAAGAACATTGAAACCATCTTAACGGAGCTCGGAATCCAGATTCCGGCGGACAAGAAGGACGCCTTTACATCGCAGTTCGGCGAGAACTACAAAACCGCCGAAGAGACAAACCGTCTTCGCACAGCTCGTGACGATCTCAAAGCACAGCTCGACGGCGCGAAAGAGCAGCTTAAATCCTTCGAGGGCGTCGACGTCTCCGACCTTAAGTCGCAGATCGCGAAGCTCAACGGCGACCTGACCGCGAAGGACAACGAGTATAAAGCGAAGATCGCCGACATGGAATTCTCGGCGGTACTTGACAGCGCTATCTCCGCGTCCGGCGCGAAGAACTCAAAGGCAGTCAAGGCTCTGCTCGATGTGGACAAACTCAGAGCGTCCACCAACCGAGACGCCGACATAAAGTCCGCCCTCGAGGCTTGCAAGACCGATAACGATTATCTTTTCACGTCAAACGAGCCCGTCCACAACCCCGTCGCTCCGACAGGTGGCAGCACCGGCTCTGATCCTCTCGCCGCTGTACGCGCGGCAATGGGGCTCGAGCCGAAAAAGTAACAGAAAGGATTAAAACATGCCAAACTCTATTGAACTCTTTAAGAAATATGTGCCCCTCCTTGATGAGGTGTACAAGCTTTCGTCCCTTACCTCTGATCTCGACGGTGCGCCCGAACTCGCGCGTCAGGGTCAGAACGTAAATGAAATGATCATCCCGAAGATCGACATGAGCGGCCTTGCGGACTACTCCCGCAACGGCGGTTATGTCGGCGGTGATGTGACCTTCACAAACGAAACGGTGAAGTGCAATTTCGACCGCGGCAGAATCTTTAACGTGGATACTCTCGACAACATCGAGACTGCAATGATGGCATTCGGCCGCCTCGCGTCCGAGTTCATCCGCGTTAAGGTCGTTCCTGAGCTTGACGCATTCAGATTCGCAACCCTCGCGTCTATGTCCGGTATCGGCACAACTGACGCGGCGGCGCTTTCGACCGGCGCGAACGTCATTACCGCACTTCGCGCGGCAGTAAATGCTATGGACGAAGCGGAGGTTCCCTCGACTGAGCGCTATCTGTATATCACTCCGACCCTTCTCGGCCTTATCCGCGACCTCGATACGACCAAGTCGAAGGAAGTACTCGACGGCTTCGCAAAGATCGTTAAGGTTCCGCAGAGCCGTTTCTATACCGGCATCAAGCAGCTGTCCGGTAAGGTTGAAACCATTTCTGGCTCCGGCACTGATGACCAGACCGCAGGCGGCTTCAAGAAGGCTGACGGCGCGAAGAACATTAACTTTATGATCATCCACAAGCCCGCCGTCATCCAGTACCAGAAGCACGTCGCGCCGAAGGTAATTACCCCTGAGCAGAACCAGGACGCTGACGCGTGGAAGTTCGGCTACCGCAACGTCGGTATCTCCGACGCCTACGAGAACAAGGTCGCGGGCATCTACCTGCACAAAGCAGCATCGTAATTATGGACTGGGTAGACTATGAATACTACCTGTACACATACCTCGGCGGAAAAGACCCGCTGATACCGGCTCAGGATTTTTACTTCTGGGCGCGTAATGCCGCGGCGCATATTATGGCGTTTACCGGCACTTTGCCCGAAATTGATGATACCGCTAAGCTCTGCTGCTGTGAGGTGGCAGAGCTTTTATGGCGGCATGATCATAACACGAGTGCTGACGGCGTGACAAGCGAGCGAACCGGAGATTTGTCGGTGACATACGATTCCGGCGAAGCCCGCGCGGCGGTGCTGTCCTACCGTTTGCGCGGGTGCGTGTACAAGTATTTCGCGGGCACAGGACTGCTGTATCGGGGGCTGGATTAAATGCTGACGAACACAGACTGCACGCTGTACCGCGCGTCAGGCATCGGCTACGAGCGCGTATACATTCCCGCTGTCTTCTGGATGGAATCACGGGGCGCGGTGCTTGCGAAAGGCGCAAATGTCGAGGATGTGGGCATAACAGTATACATCCCCGAGCAGTACGCCGATCTCGCGCCGAAGACGCCTATGAAGGATATGTTTGTCAAGGGCGAATGTAAAATCGAATTTGATAACACATCCGAAAAAACGGTATCCGAGAGTATGCGCGACCTACGGAATTATTCACTGGCTGTTGTAAAGGCTGTGGATAATAAACTGTACGGGACGGCGCTGAAGCACATCAAGGTGACTGCGGTATGAATCAGCCGAAAGACCATGCAGACGGCGGGTTCAGTTTCTTATGGAACCCGAATTTCGCAAAAACCACGAACGAGAATTTTCACAGAGCACAGTGTTTCGTCGATTCCGAGTGTATACGCCACATGGATAAATACACCCCGAAGCGAACCGGAGCGCTGATACGCTCTGCGACACTCGGCACGAAAATCGGCTCAGGGCACATCGTATACAACACGCCGTACGCACGATATCAATATTATGGCGAAATATACGGACCCAATATACCGATATACAAAGACGGTGAGCTCATGGGATGGCGCTCGCCGCCGAAGAAGCATCCGACAGGGCGCGAAATCACCTACTCGAAAGACAAAAACCCGAACGCTCAGAAGCTCTGGTTCGAGAAGATGAAATCCGAGAAAGGTGAATCGATCCTACGCGGTGCGCAAAAAATCGCAGGAGGCGGCTAATGAACATCATAGAAGCAACACGGGAGCTGATCGCGAAGTTCCCCCGAATATCCGAGATTGGAACGGTACACCTCGAATTCGCCGATCTCGCGCCCGACAGCTACTCGCTCTCGTCAGCCGGAGACGAGCTGCTGAGGGAAGATATCTGTGGGAATCAGGTGCGGCGGCACACGTTTTACTTTTATAGTGTATGGCAGTCGCTCAACGATTTTGACCGTTTGAATAACTCCGGAGCGCTCCTCGATCTCGCGCAGTATCTTGAAAAACACGGGCGCAGAACAGAGATAACGGCAGAGATCGACGGCAAAGAATACCCCGGAGAAATCACGAAAATCACATCGGCAAATGGTATGCTGTATGAGATACCCGCCGACCTGCATGGCGGCGTGCGGTATCAATTACAGCTTATCGCGGAGTACAAAATTTACACGGAGGAGTAATCAATGGCAAAGATCGAGAGAAAATATCTTGCCCACTACCTTAACGCTACGCCGGGCACAGAAGCCGCGACTTACGAGCGGCTCGGAAGTGACCTCGAGGAGCTTTCGACTGAGCTCGGTGCGGAAGTCACGACCACGAAGAATATTCTCGGCGAAACGTCGGTCAACCTTAGCTCGTATGAGGCTACGGCGTCGGTCGAGCCGTTCTACGCGGACAAGGCGTCGAAGGTCGCGACGTTTCTTCAGGATATCATCGATAACCGAAAGGTTCTCGACGACGCGAAAACTGACTATGTGGAAGTCCACACCTGGGAGGAAGCGGTTTCTGGCAAGTACACGGCATACAAAGAAACCGTGGTCGTCGAAGTCACGTCCTACGGTGGAGACTACAACGGCTACCAGATCCCGTTCACGCTGCACTTCTGCGGCGACCGCGTGAAGGGCAAGTTCGACCCGTCCACAAAGACATTCACCGCCGACGCGGCATGAGGTGACGCATGAAAAGCTTGAATTTCGATTCCGGCGTCAAGGAATACGAGATCAACGGGGACCCGAACAGGGTCCTCCGTATTAATCCGACCGATTTCGCAATCATTGATCGCATCAATAAGGCAAAAGACGAGCTTGACAAGCTGCATATCACGCCGGATATTGACGGTATGGTGGAGCTTGATAAGGTCGTCCGCGCACAGATCGACGAGATCTTCGGCGTCGGTTCGTCCGACACCATTTTCGGCGAGACCAATAGCGCGTCTTTCGCGGGCGGTCAGCCGATATTCGCGAATTTCCTCGAGTGCATAGCGCCTGAAATTACGCGTGTAATCGAGGAAGAGAAAAAGAAATCTGCGACGAAGATTAAAAAGTATACGTCGCAGGTCGAAAACCTAAAATGATCGGGCTTCCGACGTCGCTGAATGTCGCGGGTGAAGAATATCCGATAAGAACCGATTATCGCGTGATTCTGACGATCTTCGCGGCATTCGGCGACCCGAACATGAACGACCGGGAGAAGATCACCACTTGCCTGAACTGCCTGTATAAGGTCATTCCCGAAGACACCGAAGGGGCAATGAAACAGGCAATGTGGTTTATAGACGGCGCGGAGCTTCCGGGCAACGGTCCGTCTATACGCCTGATGGACTGGGAGCAGGACGAAGGTATGATCTTCGCCGCTGTGAACCGCGTCGCCGGGAAGGAAATAAGAGCTGTGGAGTATCTGCATTGGTGGACGTTCCTCGGCTATTTTTACGAAATCGGCGAAGGACGTTTCGCGACCGTCGTCGGCATCCGGTCGAAGATGGCGAAGGGCAAGCAGCTTACCAAAGAGGAGCGTGAGCTCCTCCGCGACAGCGGCGATACGATTAAATTAAAAACCCGGTACTCAGACGAGGAAATTGAGGAACAGGAAAGACTTAAAGCGATATTTACGTGAGGTGGTGGCTGAATGGCTGTCGATGGAAGCCTGAATTTTGATACGAAAATCGATTCCAAAGGCTTTGACAAAGGCGTAAAAAACATAAATTCTTCAGTGTCTCAGCTGTCAGGCAAGCTCGGGGCGCTTAAAACAAAAATCGCCGCTGCCTTCTCGGCCGCGGCTATAGTGGCATTCGGCAAAAAGGCGCTTGAAACCGCCGCGTCGGTCAACGCCGCGAACAGCGCTATGTCGCAGACTTTCGGCGAACTCGAAAGCGCGGCACGGGCGGCTATCTCCCGTGTGGCGGACGATAGCAAAATCCTTGAAACACGGCTTAATTCGACCGCGACCGGAATTTACGCTTTTGCGAAAACGTCCGGTATGGATTCAGCGTCGGCTCTCGGCATGATGGAGGAGGCGCTGCAAGTCGCGGCGGACAGCGCGGCGTATTATGACAGGTCGCTTGAAGACACGTCTGAGACGCTGAAAAGCTTTTTGAAGGGCAACTACGCGAACGACGCCGCTCTCGGACTATCCGCGACGGAGTACACGCGAAACGCCGCGGCTATGAAGCTGTATGGAAAATCGTTCCAGAACCTCAGCGAAGCTCAGAAGCAGCTTACACTTCTCCAGATGGTCAAGGACGCGAACGATCTCTCCGGCGCGACCGGGCAGGCGGCGCGTGAAGCCGACGGATGGGAAAACGTCATAGGCAACCTGAAAGAAGCATGGAAGCAGCTCATCGCGGTCATCGGTCAGCCGGTACTAAAGCTGGCAATACCTGTGGTTCAGACCATGACGGCGGCATTGCAGCGTATGACAGAGGTCGCAAACGCCGCATGGCAAGCGCTTAAGAAACTGTTTGGCTGGGAAGACGCGGACGCGATAAAGTCTGCGGCGAAAGCGCAAGAGCAGCTGACAACAGCTGTGGAAGAAACCTCGGACGCTCAGGAGGGTGCTCTCGCCGGGTTTGATGAGATTCAGACGCTGAGCGACAAGACCGCCGAATCAGCGACCGCGAGCGCCGGAGCCGAAGCGGACACGCCCGTCGAGGACCTCGCGAACATCGCGGATAAAGACGGCGGGAAGATACCGCTTGAATTCGATACGTCCGGCATTGAAACCGCCGTCAAGGCGATTCAGACCGCGGTCGAACGCATAAAAGCGATTTTAAGCTCGCTTGCAAGGTGGGCGGAAACCACTATAAAGCCACAGTTCGGCAAGCTCTTCGACGCGATTACACCGGCTCTCCCGGCAATCCAGACGAAGGTGCAGGAAGCGTTCTCGGGACTGTCCGGAATCGCGTCTCAGGCTTTTGCCGGAGTGAAGACGAATATCGAAACGATGTTTTCGAATGTCGGCTCGCTCGCCGCGCCGCTCGGAGAGTATTTCACGACGCAGCTGCCGGAGTTCATTTCGACGGGTATCACTTCGATAGGTACGATTCTGCTCGGGCTGTTTGATACATTCAATATGATCTTCGGGGATATCCTCGAAGCCGCGCAGCCGTTCGCGGAGGGATTACTGAGCACTGTTTTGCCGACGCTGACCGAAATCGGTACGGAATCGGTGACTACGGTAACACAGGTATTCGAAGATGTCAAAGATATCTTTGATTCTGTATGGTCAGAAGGTATCGCGCCGTTTTTCAAACGGTTAATAAAATACTGGAACGAAGCGTGGGAATCGGTAAAGGCGGCGTGGAAAGAACACGGGGCACCAATCTTCGAAGGCATCCGCGAAGCGTTCAAGAACCTGACTGAACGAATAAAAAATCTGTGGGAGGGGCTGTTAAAGCCTGTCTGGCAGAACTTTATGGATACGCTCGACTGGTTGTGGGAACAGCACATAAAACCTGTCTGGGATAAGATACTCGAATTTGTCGCAGTGCTAATCGAGAACGCCACGAAAATTTACAATCAGGTTATAAGCCCAATCGTAAAGTGGCTGCAAGAAACACTGTATCCGATAATCGTCACGGTGATTAATACGATCTGGAATGTAGTCAGCGAAGTTATCGGATTTATCGTTGATATCATCGGAACGATCATTGACGCTTGCAAAGGCGTCGCAGACTTTTTGACTGGCGTATTCACGCACGACTGGCAACAGGCTTTTGATGGACTGCAAGAAATATCTGATAGCTTCGTCAACGCCGGAATAGCTCTGTTCGAGGGCGCTGTAAACATTATTGTAGACCTGATAAACGGACTGCTGGAATATGTTGTTGTGGGCATTAACACGGTCATCAAAGCACTGAATTCAATCAGCTTCGATGTTCCTGATTGGGTGCCGTTCGTGGGCGGAAAGCATTTCGGTATTAATTTGTCGCCACTCACGGCGCCAAAATTGCCGAAGCTCTCAATCCCTCGTCTGGCAACCGGCGCGGTTATCCCGCCGAACCGGGAATTTCTCGCCGTCCTCGGCGACCAGTCACAGGGGACGAACATCGAAGCGCCGCTTGAAACAATCAAGCAGGCTTTCCGCGAAGCTCTCGCGGAATCCGGAAGTTCCGGCAAGCAGATGAATGTGGTGCTGCAAGTCGGGCGGCGTGAACTCGCGCGAACCGTCGTTGAGCTTAGCCGTGAGGAACAGCAGCGTGTGGGAATGAGGATAAGAACGGTATGAATGTTTGCATACTCGAAGGAAAATCATATGACGCGAACGTCGTCGAGATCGAGGAGAATTTCAATATCTTATATACCGACAACACGAAGAGAACGCTTTCGAACGGTCATATGTTTCTCGACCCCATCGGGACATTTATCGGGCACTCGGTGACGTTCGCGCCGAGTAACAATCGCGAGGACTTCGACGCGCTGTGGGACTTCTTTAAGGCCCCGCGGCGCGAAGGGTTTAATGTCACGTGTGTTGACGGGCAGAACCGGACGATCTCGTATAAAGCGTACACCTCAAACGGGGCGCGAAAGACGACTTTCGTCCGAAACGGAATTGTGTACTGGGACAGTATGCAGGTAAACATCATCCCGATAGACGCACAGGTGGTACCGTCATGATCCGGATGATATACAAGGACATCGCCGTCGGCTCGAAGGCGGCGTTTGCACCATCATCGAGCGACGCCGCGAGTATATCTAAGCTCTCCGACCTCAATGCTGATCTCGTCTTTTCGAGCTTCGGCACGGGTGGTGAATTAAATCAGTTCCTCCTGGATGGCGAGCAAGGTGTCCTTCCGGACGACTTATCTGACACGGCTATAGGGCTGTGGTCTGACGCGCTGTCCGGCGACGATGGGAGCTTTACAAGTCCGCTGACGCTGACTATGACCGCATCGGGGCTTTTTACATCGCAGGGCATCACGCTGACGTTTGACCCCGATGTCGGCGTATATGCGACGGCGGTGAACATCAAGTGGTACAACGGCACGTCGCTGCTGTACAATGTGGACTTCACGCCGGATTCAGCGATTTACTTCTGTAAGAAAAAAGTAGACAATTACAACAAAGTTGTACTAACATTTTCATCTATTAATTTTGCTCATTGCCGGTTAAAACTCCGGGCGATTGATCACGGCGTCATACGGACTTTCGCCGGTCGGCTGCTGTCAGATATTTCAGTCATTCAGGAGTGCTCGCCGGTATCGGATGAAATCGCTATCGACACTATGGACTTCACGCTGATAAGCGACGAGGACGTCAATTACGTCTTCCAGTCGAAGCAGCCGATGTCGCTGTACACAGACAAAGACCTTCTGGGCGTCTTTTTCGTAAAGAACTACGAGCGAACGGCGAAGCAAATATACAGCGTGTCCACAGAGGACTATATAGGGCTTCTGGACAGTGTGCAGTTTGCCGGAGGTATTTACTCGTCTCAGAGTGCAGCGGCGCTCCTGACGGCTGTATTTGCGTCTGCGAACGTCCCTGTTGACATCAGCGCTGACATACAGGGGAAGACCATCACGGGATGGATACCGGTGTGTACCTGCCGCGAAGCTGTGAGGCAGATATGCTTTGCTATCGGCGCGGCTGTGTCCACAGCGAGGACGGATACGGTTCGGATTTTCATTCCCGGCGGTGCGCCGGTGAAGAAATTCGAGCTGGCAGACACAATGCAAGGGCAGACGTTTAATGACCAGGATGTAAAGCTCACGGAGCTGCGTCTGACTGTCCACAGCTACTCGCAGATCACCGAGACGGCGGAGCTGTATAAAGCGGCGGACAGCGGCACGGGGACTGGCATATACGTCGAGTTCTCAGAGCCCATGCACAGTCTGACGATCACAGGTGGCTCGATTACGTCGTCAGGCGCGAACTTCGCGGTCATTACGGCGAACAGCGGCTGTGTCCTCAGCGGAAAGAAATACCGGGATATGACATCGGTCATCTCGAAGACAAACCCGCTGACGAACGTCGGAGACCCGGCAAACGTCGTCGAGGTGCGCGACATGACGCTTGTCTCGGCGTCGAACGCACAGACGCTGCTATCCACACTGTGGGAGTTTTACGTAAAGTGCGGCACGATCACGTCGGAGCTGGTGCTTAACGGCGAGAGACCGGGCGATATAATCACGCTGGCGACCGAGTATTTAGGCGATATCAACACGCGGATAGAATCTGAACGATATAATCTTTATGGCGGCGCTATAGTCGCGGAGGTGACGGCACGATGAATCTGGTATATGACAGAACGGCGCAGGACGTCGAGACGGCGCGGACACAGCGCGGGACGACACTGACGCCGCTTAAAGGCTGCTATAATATCGCAGACCTCAACCGCGTCGAATCCGCGGTAAAACTCCTCGCCGCCGCGCTGACGTCGGCGGGGTATCCGGTGGAGGTGACGCCGGTGCTTAAGGGAAGCGCTGAAAAAAAGCTGATACTTGACAGCAGCAATTTTCAAAGTGCGCCATATCTATATGCGAGTGGAGTTCATGACACTACTTACTCCAGTAATTATATCAGCACGATAGACTTCTTTCCGCTATATGGCGAAGATGTAACCGTAACCGCGAACATAGCTTTAGGTGCGGACAGTGGCTTCCTGTGGTATGATGGCGGAAAGAGCTTTATATCCGGCGCGGCCGCTTCAGCTATATCCGGATATACCATGTCGGCGTCTCCGCCTTCCGGCGCCGAGTATGGGAAGATCAACATAAATGCAACCGGTATAACCCCGTCTGCTATAACGTCGGTGGCAGTGAAATTGCAAACTTCGACACTTGAAGATCGCGAATGGCAGGAAGGTGATGTGCTGTATAGACCGCAGTGGGCAACGTATCTCGAAAACGTCCAGAAGCTCCGGGACGCATACTACACGCTCGCGGAAACCGGAGAACTTCCCGCACCGGGGGACAAGCTGGGCTACGTCGGCGCGAACAACATCGAAAAAGTGCTCGCGGATATCGATTTACTTATCGACTGCATGAAATCGAGCTACCGACGGTGTGGAACTTTCCGCGCCGGAAACAACGCGGCGCATCTGCCGCTGAAAGGAAGTATCTGAAATGGCTGTATATCAAGCACCGGACGTTAAGGATCGTGTGGCGACCGGCGATGATCTCTACGCAATCGCGGATGTCGGAGGCAAGAAGAAACTCACGCCGTCCCCGACGACAATCGAGGAACCCGGCACGGAAATCAATCGGGCGCTGCTTATGCCGCTGATGAAAGCGGTCGAAGGGCTTGACGCGAATATCCTGCCCTACACCGACTACTGGTGGCGGCGCAGGGCAAGCTCGGGCGCATATGCCGAAACGCAGTCAACAGCGTTTACGCAGACAAACGCCGGGTATTACGGCTCGATCATTTATTTCTTCTCTCATGGGGAAAATGAGAGCTATCCGTCGGCCGTCACTTTCCAAATCGCGTCATCGATCACCATCAATCAATCCACAGGCGCGGTGACGATGAACAGCCCGACCACCAAGACGGTGAAGCGCAGTGATTATTCGTCCGAGTACGCGATGGCAGAAGCACTGCAATCCATGTGCGCCGGGAAGTATATTTCCGGGCTACCCTGTCAGCAGGACGCGACGAAGGTGATGAAAGTTCCGCAAGCAGCTTATGTGAAAGTCTACAGTGTGGCATCCTCGACTACTTCGCCGACGCGCGGGTATATCGGCTTCCTCAGCCCCACCGGCAACTGGGGCGGATGGGGCCCCGGCACGGACGTGCAATTGATCGGGAGTATCAAACAGACCACGACCGGCGACTGGGAGTATCTCTCTTCGCCAGATTCAACCGCCTACCCACACAGCGGCACGTCCGGCGGATATGAGTATGTCTATTACGGGCAAATTTACTCGTATGTGCTTAACCCGCCCAAAGACGACTCGGTGGCAATGAAGACCGTGAACATCACATCAGCGTCATATTCGAGCAACAAGTACTCCGTCGACGTGCCCGGAAATATCTGCGCATTCTCCGTGAGCACAGATCCGAGTTATACCACCCAGGAGGTCGGTGAAATCATTGGCATAATTGATAAGGCGTCGGGGCATGTATGGCAATGCGGAAATGAACATATACGAGGCTCCACAACAACCGCGGCGATGGTGCACGCTGGCACCAACTCACTCATTGGATACAATAAATATTCCTACGGCACGAATTCTATGCTCATTGTTGCGGAATACAGCGCTGGAAAGCTGCTCTTTGGATACGGGAACACAGGCGACAGCGAGCAATTTAATTTTGTCGGCACCGTCTATCTACTGCCGTTAAAATAAGGAGGACACAATGACCTATCAACTCTGGGATAAAACATCCCCGATCTACGACATCACCGCCGAACAGGCGGTAATTAACAATCCGCTGTACGGCAGCGAAAACAGCTACCTTATCCTCCGCGACGACGGCTCAATCTTTGACATCCTGCCGATATCGACGCTTAGGGAGCTGACCGGGAAGGACGCGACAGCGACTGACGAGGAGGTGTGCGAAGCGTATATTACGAAGCTCAACGAGCCGCCTCCTGCACCGCCGTCCGGTGGCGACCTCACCGAGCTTACCGCGAAGGTCACCGACCTCGAGGAGCAGCTCGCGGCGGCGAAAATACTTTTGGGGGTAGAGTGATAATGACGTTAATCGAATATGCCCGGCAGTTCCGGGCAGTAATCGAAGAAATGACTGCGAGCGCATCGGACGCCGTTGTGTCGAAAGCCCCGTCGGCGTGCCCGAAACTGAAACAGGATGGGTCACTGGTCAGAGCCGGAACTAAGATCAACTGGAGCGGCGTCGTGAAGAAAGCCGGTTCCGACCTGTGGGATACCGAAGCGAACGACCCCGACCACGCGCCGAACCTGTGGGAAGATCTGCTGTACAAGGACGGCTATCGCATCATCCCCGAGAACATCACCGTGACCGGAGCTTTCAGCGACGGCGAGAAAGGCTGGTGGAAGGGGCAGCTGTGGGAATCGACGGCAAATAATAATGTATATAATCCGGATCAGTATCCGGGAAACTGGAGGCTTATCGGATGACGTGGGAAATACTTTCGGCGCTGATTATCATTGTCGGCTGCCTGATTACTCTCGGCGGGGTGCTCGTCAAGCTCGTCAGGACGTTGACGCGACTTGACGACACTATGGCGCAGCTGCGTGTGGACTTAAACCGGCAGCACGACGAGAATAAGGAATCGCATAAGCGTATCTACGACAAGCTCGACGACCACGAAAAACGGATTGTCGAGCTGGAAAGGGACGGGCAATGAACGGCATAGACGTATACACCGGACAAGGCGTCATCGACTGGAAGAAAGTCGCGGACAGCGGCATCCGTTTCGCCATGATCAAAGCGACGCAGGGGCGAGGCGAGACGGCCGCGACGATGAAGCTGAGGAATTTTACGGACAGCAAATTCGCCCGGAACATCACGGAAGCGTCCGCCGCCGGGCTGATGGTCGGTGTCTGGCACTGGCTCACGGCGAAGACCGTCGCGGAAGCCGAGGAAGAGGCGGATTATTTCGTTAAAGTCATTTCGCCGTACCGGGACAAGATCACGCTGTGGGCAGCGGCCGACGTCGAATCGGAACGTTATCTCGGAAGCCTTAAGCCCGTCGAGCTGACCGCCATAACGAAGGCGTTCTTAAACCGGCTATCGCGGAACGAGTACAAGGTCATGCTGTACACCAATCCGAATTTCTTGAAATATCGGTTCACTGCGAACGCTTTCGGCGATGTGGATATCTGGCTCGCGCACTATAACGTCGCGAAGCCGATGAGCGTCCCGAACCTGAAAATCTGGCAGCGCTCTGCCGGGACGGTTCCGGGCATCAAAACAAGCGTTGATCTTGATATCGGGTATTTCAGCGCCCCGAAATACAAGATCAACGAAAAATACAATATAGGCGATAAGTACACCATCAAAGCGGGCGACGTGTACAGCAACGGCGCGGCAATCCCACAGCGCTTGATCGGTAAGACGTATACAGTCTATCGCGTCCAGGTCGACCGAATCATGCTTCGCGAGATTAACAGCTGGGTAAAGACATGAAGCACCTCGAGAAGATCGTCAGCAGTGTTTTAATCTACATGGCGATATACTTGCCTTTTGTGGTAATTTTACAGGCAGTATCGGGCGGCGACTTTACAGCCGCCTACTCTGCCGGAGGCGCAGCATCTATCGTGGAGCTCGCGCTGACGGCGATCATACAAATACAAAAGCGAAAGGAAGAACGCAAATATGACAGACATAACCCCGATTCTGGAGCTGGTAATCAGGCTGATAGCGCTGATCGTAACGATAGTGATAATTCCGAAGGTGAAGAAACTCCTCGCCGAGAAGGTCGCGGAGAGTGACCAGAAGAAAATCACCCGCTGGGTAGAACTCGCGGTTCAGGCGGCTGAGGAAGCAGAGCGTTCCGGGCTGATCGACAAAAAGGCAAAGTATCAGTACGCGAAAAGTTTCCTCGAAGCTCGCGGTGTGACCTTCGACGCCGACACGATGCAAGCTCTGATCGACTCGACCGTGTGGGAACTTTTTAACCAGTTCAAGAAAGATTCCGACTCTGACGCCGAAAGCGAGGCGTGAAATGAGAGCTGACGACGTGGCTGACCTCACGCGATCCGAATGGACGCGAGTCATCGATGAGTGCATCCATGATCGGAAATGGCGAGATATTTTTAAGCGCCGCTGGCTCGATGGGATCAAGTTTGAACCCCTCGCGGAGGAATTCGGGCTTTCCGTCCGGCAGACTCAGCGGATCGTCAAAGCCTGCGAGCAGAAAATCAAATCACGTATATAAATGTCATGAAACCGTCGCGAAAGCGGCGGTTTTTCTTCGTTCACTTTGCACAAAAATCGTGCTATAATATATACGCCGGAGGAAACTCCGAGTATATACTTAGGATGGTGAATCCACATGGCAGAATTCGCAAGCAACGGCAAGGCAAACGCGGCGCTGACTACCGGCATTATCGGTACGGCGGGCGTCGGCGCGGCTCTCCTCAACGGCGGGCTCAACGGGCTCTTCGGCGGCGGTTGGAGAAACGGCAACTGCGGCTGTAACGAAGATCACGTCGTCGACCGCTACGAAGCGGGACAGGCGGCGCGGATCGCGCAGCTGGAGACCGAAGTGAAGCTGCGCGACGCGAACACCTACACCGATCAGAAAATGCTCGAAATGTATAAATATTTCGATGGCAAGATCGGCACGCTTGAAAACGCTGACGCGGCTCAGGCAGTCACTAATCAGCGCGTCGCTGACAGCTTTGAGGCGGCACACAATGATCTCGTCTGCGTCAAGAACGAGCTCTACTCGGCAATCCGCAACGAGGCTGAGAAGCGCTGCTGCGGCGACAACAGCATCGTCACCTACGCCAACGCAACGTTCTATCCGAAATTGGTCGCGGACATCACGCCCGGCACCGGAACCACCGCTCAGCCGACCTACAATCCGCTCCCGAAGTGCGGGTGCGGCTGCGGCTGTAACTGACGGCAGGGGCGGCAATCGCCGC